ATCAAGTCCGGCTGGTTGCAACGAGCCTGTGACCTGGCCTTTCAGGATGGAAATGGCTCCCTGCACCGCGCGGGAGGCAGGCGCTCGGTGGGCCCCTCGTGCGAAGGAGAACACCTCCATGCCGCTGCCGAGCGGCGGCACCTGGCCGCCCCAGCACCTCCAGCCGATCTACAACCACTACGGCATGCTCGACGCCTGGTACCAGGGCGACCCCGACCGGCTCGCCGCCATCTACCAAGACCCGACAAGGTCGCAGACGCAGCCGGCCAACCACCCGTGGCAGTACCGCGGCGGCGTCACCGGCTTCATCGGCCGGATGTTCTGGGGCCAGCCGACCCCGCAGGGCGAGAAGCGCTCCAAGCTCCACGTGCCCGTCGCCTCCGACATCGCCACCATGAGCAGCGACCTGCTGTTCTCGGAGCCTCCGTCCATCACCGTGGACAACCCGGCCACACAGGAGCGCATCGACGAGCTACTCCCGAGCCTCCAGGCCACCCTGCTCGAAGGGTCCGAGGTCGGCGCGGCGCTCGGCGGCTACTACCTGCGCACCGTGTGGGACACCCAGGTCGCCGAGAAGCCGTGGCTCGCCGCCGTGCACGCCGACGCAGCCGTCCCCGAGTGGCGATGGGGCCGACTGTGGGCGGTCACGTTCTGGCGGGTCATCGACCAGCCCGACGACAAGACGTGCCTCTTCCACCTGGAGCGGCATGAGCCCGGCGCCATCCTCAACGGCCTCTACCAGGGCTCGATCGGGTCGCTCGGCAAGCAGCTGCCGCTCACCGCCCACCCCGAGACCGCCAGCCTGGCCCGCGTCATCCCGACCGGGTTGACCAGGTGCACGGCGTCGTACATCCCGAACATGCGGCCGAACAGGCTGTGGCGGAACTTCCCGGCCGGCGCCAACCTCGGCCGCTCCGACTTCGACGGGCCCGTCCTGCAGCTCATGGACAGCCTGGACGAGACGTGGACGTCTTGGATGCGCGACATCCGCATCGGCAAGGGCCGCGTCCACGTCCCCTCCTCCTACCTGCAGAGCATGGGCCAGGGGCAGGGCGCGTACTGGGATCCGGACCGCGAGATCTACGAGGCGATGAACGTCCTCGGCGGCGACGACCGCATGGAGATCTCGGCGACGCAGTTCGCGATCCGCGTGGTCGAGCACCGCGACACCGCGGCCGAGCTGCTCGCCGCCATCCTCCGCGCCACCGGCTACAGCGCCCAGTCGTTCGGCCTGTCCGGCGAGGTCGCGATCACCGCGACCGAGGTGGCCGCGAAGGAACGTCGCTCGCTCACCACGCGCGGACGGAAGGCGCTCTACACCTCGCCCGAGCTCGCCCAGGCGATCGAGACCCTCCTCGCGCTGGAGGCCAAGCTCGGCTTCAAGGGCTCCGTCGAACCGGAGCTGCCGACCGTCGTCTTCGGCGACAGCGTCTCGCCGGACATCATGCAGCTCGCGCAGACCGCCGAGCTGATGCGCCGCGCCGAGGCCGCCAGCGACGAGACGCTCGTCCGCATGCTGCACCCGGACTGGGACGAGGACCAGGTGCAGGCCGAGGTGCAGGCGATCGGCGACGCCCGGCCCGACCCCCTCGCCGACCTGGGCGCGTTCGGCCAGCCGCCGGCACCCGGCGACAAACGGCCGGAGGACGACCAGGAGGAGCGGCCGCCGCCCAGGGAGGAGTAGCCGATGGCCGCGCCCACCGTCGACGACCTCGTCACCACGCTGCTCGACCTCTACACCGGGGTCGAGCAACGCATCGCCCGCGACATCGCCACCTCACTCCAGGCCGGGCTCGACTCCCCGGACTGGGCCGCCGACAAGCTCGCCGCCCTCGGCCAGCTGCGACAGCGAACCGAACGCGTCCTCGCCCGGCTCGGCCAGGAGTCCGACGACCGGGTGCGGCAGGTGATCGCGCTCGCGGCGCAGCGCGGCGGTCAGCAAGCTCTGCGCGAGCTGCACATCCAGGCTGACGCGCCGCTCCCGGACCTGGCCCGCATCGTAGAGGCGATCCCGGGCGTCGGCGCCCTGGTACGGCTCGCCCGCGAGCTGGCCCTCACCCTGCGCTCCACCCACGTGCAGATCCTGCGGTGGGCGCTCGACGTCTACCGCGAGGTCATCGCCCGCACCGCGCTGCCCGACGTGCTGCTCGGCGTGCAGACGCGGCGGCAGGCGGCCCAGCGCGCGTGGGAGCAGTTGCTCGACCGCGGCGTGACAGGCTTCCAGGATCGGGCCGGCCGCCGATGGCAGCTCGCCTCTTACGTCGAGATGGCCGTCCGCACCGGCGCCCTCCAGGCCATGCGGCAGGCCCACGCCGACCGCCTGGCCGACGAGGGCGAAGACCTGGTCATCGTGTCGGACTCGCCGCGCGAGTGTGGTCTGTGCCGGCCGTGGGAACGCAAGGTGCTCTCTATCTCAGGGCGTGCCGTCGGCCGTGTCCAGGTGGAACACGCCACCGAGGACCGCATGATGACCGTCACCGTGTCGGCGTCGCTCGCCGCCGCCCGCGTCGCTGGGCTGTTCCACCCGAACTGCACTCACTCCGTCTCGGCGTACCTGCCCGGCGTCACGAAGGTCGGCAGCGCCGACCACGACCCGGCCGGGTACGAGGCGAAGCAACGGCAGCGCGCGATCGAGCGGCATATCCGCCGCTGGAAGCTTCGCGCGGCCGGGGCGATCGACCCGGCCGCCAAGCGCAAGGCCGACGGCAAGGTGCGCAAGTGGCAAACCGCCCTACGGCAGCACATCGCCGAGCACGGCCTCAAGCGCTTGAGATATCGCGAGCAGGTCGGCCGAGCCCGCTGAAGTTCCGCCACCACCGTGGCGGCCGGCCCGCACGGGCCACCCCACCGATCCCGCACGGGAGAGTCACGCATGTCCGAGAACACCCCCGAGCAGCCCACACCCGCCACCGGCGACCCGAACACTCCTCCGCCGGCGCCGCCCGCCGACCAGCAGCCGCCCGCGCCTCCTGCACAGGAGACCGAGGTCGACTGGAAGGCGATGGCTCGCCAGTGGGAGAAGCGCGCCAAGGAGAACAGCAAGGCCGCCGACGAGCTCGACAAGCTGCGCAAGGCCAGCATGTCCGAGCAGGAGAAGGCCGTCGCCGAAGCCGAGGCACGCGGCAAGACCACGGCCGCGCAGGAGTACGGCCACCGCCTGGCCGCCGCCGAGTTCCGGGCAGCCGTCGCAGCCAAGGGGCTCAACCTCGGCGAGGCTGCCGACCTCATCGACAGCACGAGGTTCGTGGACGACAAGGGCGACGTCGACGAGCAGGCGATCAGGAAGGCCGTCGACAAGCTGTCCAAGATCCTTACCCCGAAGGCCCCATCGTCGTCGGGCGGTGACTTCGGTGGCGGCAACGGCGGCGGCACCCCGCCCAAGAACCTCGACGCCCAGATCGCCGAGGCGCGCGCCAAGGGCGACTGGCGGCTGGTCATGCGGCTGGAGAACAGCAAGCTCGCCGCCGCTGAAGCACAGCAGTAACCACCAACGGGCAGGCGGCCCAGCGCCGCGCCCCCAACCAGACAAGGAGTGACCCATGGCTGGGATCACCGCGCTGGGCACGACCTACAACCTGCCCAACTACACCGGCATCCTCCACCAGCTCACCCCGTCCGACACCCCGTTCTTCTCCGCCATCGGCGGCCTGTCCGGTGGCGGCCAGACCGACTCCATCGAGTTCGAGTGGCAGACTTTCGACCTGCGGACGGCCGCACAGACGACCCGCGTCGAGGGTGCAGAGGCGCCCACGGAGGAGGAGCGCGTCCGGGCGAACGTGTCCAACATCGTCCAGATCCACCAGGAGACGGTGGGCGTCTCCTGGACGAAGCTCGCCGCGACTCAGGCGAAGGCCGGCATCAACAGCTCCGAGCGCAACACCATCGTCAACGAGCTCGACTGGCAGGTCGAGCAGATGCTGAAGCAGATGGTCCGCGACATCGAGTTCAGCTTCATCCAGGGCACCTACGCCAAGCCGGCCAACAACACCACTGCGCGGCAGACGCGCGGCATCCTGCCCGCGATCACCACGAACGTGATCACCAACGGCACCGCCGCTGCGCTGAGCGAGGACATGGTGCTCGACCTGCTCCAGATGGTGTGGGAGAACGGCGGCATCCAGGAGGCCGACACCGCCACCATCATGGTCAACGCCTTCCAGAAGCGGCAGCTGACCAACATCTTCATCACGCAGAAGAACTACCAGGAGGTCAGCCGCACCGTCGGCGGCGTCCGTGTCACCCAGATCGAGACCGACTTCGGCACGCTCAACATCATGCTGAACAGGCACATGCCCACCGCGCAGCTCGCGGTGGTCTCGCTGGAGCAGTGCATGCCGGTCTTCCAGGAGGTCCCGGGTAAGGGCCACTTCTTCGCTCAGCCGCTGGCCCTTACCGGTGCGAAGGAGCGGACCATGCTGTACGGCGAGGTGGGGCTCATGTACGGCAACGAGAAGGCTCACGGCAAGATCACCGGCCTGACCACCAGCTGACATGCCGACCTTCACCAGCGGGCGCTACCCGCACATGCAGGTCAACACCGTCCACGGCGTCGTGCGCTTCCGAGACGGCCGCGCCGAGGTGACCGAGGAGCAGGCCAATGTGCTGCGCGCCATGGACGCGGAGTACCAGCTGGCCGAGGAGAACGTGGGGGCGGATGGCCACGGGGCCGCCCCCACCACTCCCAAGAGGCGCACCACCAGGACCAAGGAGTAGTCGATGGCGCGCACAGCAGTCGCGGTCACCACGATGACGGAGGCCGGCATCAACCCGGCCGCCGTCGACGTGGCCGCCCAGCTCACCGACGGCAACAGCTTCCCCTGGGCGCCGCACCGGTTCGTGTTCGTGCTCAACGGCGACGACGCCGCGGTGACGCCCACCTTCGTCAACCCGTCCACCGTCGGCCCGTCCAACCTGGCGGTCGCCGACCTGCCCGGCGCGAGCATCCCGCCCGGCGAGTACAAGGTCTACGGCCCGTTCGACCCGTCGTACCGGCAGGCGGACGGATCGGTGTGGATCGACTGGGCCGGGACCACCCCGGCCAACGTCACGGTCGCTGTCCTCGACGCGGCCTGACCCTGCAAGCGTGCGGGTGGGCCGGGTTCGTGAGGGTGCGCTGCCCGCCCGCGCTTACACCACCACCTCGTGAGGGGGTACAGCATGGCGTACGCGACCGTCGACGACCTGGTGCCCACCTACGTCTCCTCGGCTCCGGCCAACGTGGAGCTGCTGTTGACGCGTGCCTCCCGCGCGGTCGACCGGGCGCTCCTGGCTGCCGTGTACGACGTTGACGACCCCGACGTGGTGACCGCGTTGCGGGACGCCACCTGCGAGCAGGTCGCTGCCTGGGTGGAGGCCGGCGAGACCGGCACCGGCGCCTCGGCGGAGTACGGGGACGTGCAGATCGGCTCCGTACGGTTGGCCCGCGGCACGCGCGGCTCCTCGAACGGCGGGGCGGGTGGTGGAGGCTCGGCCGCCACTCGCCTCGCACCACAGGCATGGGCGGTCCTGCAGCAGGCGCGGCTGACGGGCCACGAGCCGTTCACCTACCCCATGCACGGGCCGGGCGATGGGTAGCGTTCCGGCCTTCCTCCTTCGTCACACCGTGACGATCGAGCCCTGCGAGGGAGAGGGCCCGTTCGGCGCCGAGTACGGCGACCCGGTGGTGGTGCGCTGCTTCGTCGACGACCGCCTCCAGAAGGTGCTCAACAACGAGGGCGAGGAGATCGTCGCCCGCACCGTCATCTACATGCCGCTCGACACCACATGCCCGGTCGGCTCCAGGGTCACGGTGAACGATCGCCAGGCGCTCGTCATCGCGGCTCTGCGGCGGGACGGCGGCGGCCTCCCCACCCCCGACCACCTGGAGGTGGCGCTGCAGTGACCAGAGCACGCCTCAAGCTGAACACGAAGCAGATCAAGGCGAGGGAGCGCGCCGGTGCGGTCCGCGGACTACGTAAGGCCGTCAACCACCTGCACGACGTCTCCACCGCGGTAGCGCCGATCGAGGAGTCGACGCTCATCAACAGCGCGGTGCCGAGCGTGGACGCCGCCAACCTGCGGGGCGCCGTCTCATACGACACCGTCTACGCCGTCCGCCAGCACGAAGAGCTGACCTGGCGGCACGACCCGGGCCGGCAGGCCAAGTACCTGGAGGAGCCGCTCAACACCGAGTCGCAGACGATGCTGGCGCTGGTCGCGGCGCAGATCCGGCGGGCGCTCCGCTAGCAGTACCACTTGCCGCGGCAGAACCGCGATTCGCCTCCGTCGTTGTCACCGATGTTCACGTCGAAGTCGGTGTTGCCGTTGTCCGTGCCGGTTGTGCCACCGTCGAGGTTGTAGCCGATCACGAGACGGATCTTCTGCCCGAGCTTCAACGGTTTGCCTGGCTTCGGCGACTGCGCGATCACCAGGTCCTTGCCGTACGGCACCTTCTTACTCTGCTGGGATTCGTTCTCGACGGCAGCCTCGACCGGCTTGAAGAACCGCTCCGCCTTCGCCTCCGTCCAGCCGATGACCTTGGGCATCTTCTTCCACTTGCCGTACCAGGCTCGCTCTTCGCCGGTCGCCCAGGTGACGGCGACCTCGCCGAACTTCTCCACGACGGCGCCGGGCTTGGGCGACATGCGGAACACGATGCAGTCGGTCTTGTCGTCGCATGAGGCGATGGGTCCGATGCCCTGGTCGTCGATCCGCACATCCATCGACCGGCCGGTGTTCTCGACCTCGGTGAGGGTCTTGCCGACCAGGTCGGGGAGACCCGCAGCGCGAGCGGTTTCGGCGACTTTGGCAGCTTTCGTCGACTCGGATTCGTAGCCGAACAGCTGCATGCAGCCGCCGACAATCGCGAGCCCGACGAACGCTGTGAGACAGCCGGCGGCCTTGGAGTTGCTTGCCATGGTGCGCTCCCGTGCTGGTTTGGATCGGTCCCCGAGCCGTCACGGTAAACGCACGAGTGGCATAGATAGTGGCCAACCGCCGGAATTCCCTTTACGTGCGATGACGGAACTAGGCATTCGGGCCAGCACAAATCCGGGAGGCGATTGACAATGACGCTCCTGGAGGAATTCCAGCAGTTCATCACCGCGATGAATCTCGACCTCGGGCCCGTCCTCAGCACGAAGATGCCGGCCAGCCCTGACCGGTGCGTCGTCCTGGCCCGCTACGGCGGCCCCGAATCGCTCCTGGCCGACAACTACGACGAGCCGCGCATCCAAGCCCGCGTGCGCGGCCCGGCGGCCGACGTCCGGGTCGCCGAGCGCGACGCCGAGCTCATCTACGACCGGCTCAACGGGCTCGGCACGGTGACGCTACCGGGCGGCACGTGGCTGCAACTGGCCGTCGCCCTCCAGGCCGGGCCAGTCTTCATCGGCGTCGACGCCAACCAGCGCCCCGAGTACACCGTCAACCTCCGCTGCGACGTCAGCAGGACCAGCACGAACAGGAGTAACCCGGCATGACCGCAGTGAAGATCAACGCGAGGGACATCATCGTCCAGATCGAGGACGACACCCCCGAAAGCTGGCTCGCCATCGAGCACCTCGCCTCCGTCACCATCAACCGCGGCGAGAACGAAGAGACCGCGGACACGACCGACTACGACTCCGACGGCGCGTACGAGCAGGACATCATGCAGCGCGGCGCCAACATGGCGCTGGCCGGCCTGGAGCTGAAGGACCACCTGACCGGCGTCCTCCTGCCCGGCCGGGCCCGCGTGGAGGAGATGGCCGGCGAGGACAAGGTCGGCTACGACTCCCACGCGAGGATCCGCTTCCGGCACCCGATGGACACCCAGTGGAAGGTGTGGGACTGCACCGTCAGCGTGGGCGAGACCGGCGGCGAGACGAACGCCAAGTCGGCCTGGGCCGCGACCATCACGAAGAGCGGTAAGACCACCACGGCGGCGGTGGCCTGACCATGTCGAACACCGAGCCACTCGACAACGAGCACGACGAGGACCTGGTCAACGACGAGGTCGCAGAGACACAGTCGTGGGACGACTTCTGGGCCGAAGTCCAGCGCGCCGAGCAGGCCGCCCGAACCGGCCCGCCGACCCAGATCATCCGCGGCGTCGAAGTTCGGGTGCCGCACGATCTGCCGCTGCTGTTCGAGCGGAAGGTCGACCAGCTCCGCGACTCCGGCGACGAGGATGCGTTCGCGGAGCTGCTGGCCGACCTGTTCGGTGCCGACGTGCTCGACGCCTGGACCGAGGCGGGCATGATGGCGCGCGAGTTCCAGGTGGTCCTCGCCTGGGGCATGGCCAACGGCAAGGGCCGCGAGATGTCGTTCCGCGAGGCGTACGAGCTCGTCGTCGCCCAGGACGGTGACGAGGGAAAAGGGAAGAGCTCGACCCGCACGAACGCCAGATCCGGCGGCACTGGTGGGCGATCGAAGCGGACTTCCGCCGCGAATACCAGCTCACGCCGAAAGCGATAGGTCAGCTCACCCGCCGGCAGTTCCACAACCTCCTGGCCGGCCTGTCACCGCACGCCATCTACCGGCACATCGTCGCCAACGAGCCGCTCGAGTTGTCGGGCGAGCAGGCCCAGTCGTACCTCAACACCCTCTGATCCAGCATGCGAGAGGTGGTGACCTCTCGTGAGCATGACGGTGGGCGAGCTGGTCGGTTTCATCGACCTGGAGGACCGCGGGTTCGATCGTGGTCTGGCGCGGGCCGAGGGGCAGCTGCAGCGACTCGACTCCGTCACCACCTCCAGGACCGGCAGCATCGAGTCCACGGTGACGGCCGCGTTCGCCAACGTCTCTCGGGCGATCGGCGACGGGATGGACCCCGACGAAGCCCTTCGTGACTTGTCCCGGCTGCTCGACGGCGTGGAGAACGCGCTCGACGAGGCCGAGCGGCGGGCTGGGGCTGGCGGGGAGCGGGCGGGCGAGGCGTTCGTGCGTGGCGCTGACGGCCGCCTCCGTGACGCCCGCGGCCGGTTCGTCAAGGAGGGTTCCGGCCTGTTCGACGGGCTGGCCGACGGCGCGGAGCGCTCCGCTGGCTTGATCGGGAAGGCGTTCGATGGCGCTCTGAGCGTGATCGGCAAGGGCGGGCCCGCGAACGTGGCGCTCTTGGTGGGGGCCATCGGGGCGCTGCCGACCGTGGCGAACCTCGCTGCGGCCGGCATCGTGACCGCTGTGGGCGGCGCGCTGCTCGCTGTCGGGTTGAAGGCCGCCGCTGGCGCGGATCAGGTGCGTCACGCCTGGTCGGAGCTGGGCGACGACCTCAAACGGGAGCTCGCCGACGCTGCCCAGCCGTTGGAGGGCAGCCTGCTCCGTGCCGCGGACGTGGCCGAGCGCACCTTCCGCCGGTTGAAGCCCAGCCTGGCGCGGATCTTCGAGGACCTCGTCCCTGACGTGGACCGCTTCATCGCGAAGGTCGGCGAGGGGGTCGGGCGGCTCGGCCCGACGCTGGAGCGGCTCGGCGACTCGTTCGGTGATGTGCTGTCCGAGCTGGGCGACCGCATGCCCGCGATCATCGACAACGTCAGCCAAACCCTCGACACGTTCTCGGCCATGATGGACGAGGACCCGCAGATGCTGGCCAACCTGGTCGAGGACGCCTCCGAGCTGCTCAAGGTCGGCGCGGAGGTGCTGGCGTGGGCCGATGACATCAAGGCGGCGCTCATGCTGCCGATCGACTCCAGTGTAGCTTCGAACAAGCTGTTCGAGGCGATGTTCGGGCAGGACCCTGACGCGTTGATCGCCGACATGGAGCGGCTGCCGGGCATGATCGCGCGTGTCGAGGCCGACGTCACCAAGGGCATTGATGCGATGCGCGGCCTGGGGGACAGCGGGAACGAGGCGGCATCCGGGGTGCGCAACCTGAACGACGCCCTGGAAGAGATGTTCGACCCGGCTGCGAAAGCGTTGGATGCGGAGATCCGGCTCAAGGCCGCGCTGAAGGAGGCCGCGCAGGCGGCCAAGGACAAGAAGACGACTGAGGTTGACCGGCTGCGGTCTGTGCAAGATTTGACGGGAGCGATCGCTGACGCGGCCAAGGCTGAGTCGGAGAGGACCGGCAAGACGACGGAGGCCAGCCGCGCGTTCGCGGATCAGCTTCCGAAGCTTGTGGAGTGGGCAGGCAAGAACGACGCGGCCCGGGACGCGGTGGCCGGGCTCGGCAACAGCCTGGGTGTGACGATCAAGCGGACGGACGACGGCAAGATCGCGTTCGACCGATTCGGCAAGGCAGTGGTCACCCTTCCGAACGGCAAGACGGTCAAGGTCGACGCTGACACGGCGAAGGCGTTGGCCGCCCTCAACACCACCAAGGGCAAGATCGGCGAGGTCAAGGACAAGAACGTCAAGGTCAACGCCGACACCAGCAAGGCGGTCTCAGAGGTCGGCAAGGTCAAGACCGGACTGAACGGGCTCAACGGTGACGCCCACAAGGCAGGCCAAGACCTGGGCGCGGGCCTGACTGCAGGCATTCGCAGCATGATCGGTGACGCCATCGCGGCGGCGAAGAGTCTCGCCTCGGCAGCCCTCAAGGGAGCCAAGGACTTCCTCGGCATCAAGTCCCCGTCCACCGTGATGGCGGAAGTCGGCCGCTGGACCGTGAAGGGGCTCATCGTCGGCCTCACCGAGGAGGAAGGCCGCGCGGTCGACGCCGTCAAGCAGATGGTCGACAAGATCAAGGAGGCGTTCAAGTCCCAGCCGGACGTCGCCGACGGCCTGGTCAAGTTCGTGTCGATCGGCAACGACTCGCTGACAGCGCTGGCCAAGCAGCGCGAGGACCTGGTGAACCGGCTGGCCGCCGCGAAGGAGATGGCCAAGCAGGTCGCTGGTTCCGCTCAGGAGTGGGCCAGCATCACCGGGCTGAACGCCGAGGACTTCACCGGCGCCGGGGACATGGCCGAGGAACTACGGAACAAGGCATCCGCGATCAACAACTTCGCCAACAACATCAAGACCCTCGCAGCGCGCGGCCTGAACAAGAAGGTCATCCAGGACATCATCGACGCCGGGGTGGAGAAGGGCGCCACCTTCGCAGAGATGCTGGTCGGCTCGGACGGGTCGGAGATTAAGGCGCTGAACAAGGCCCAGGCCGCCGTCGACAAGGCCAGCAAGAAGCTCGGCAAGGCGTCGGCGGACGCGATGTATGACACCGGCAAGAAGGCCGGTGAGGGCTATCTGAAGGGTCTGCAGGAGAGCCTGGCGAAGCTGGACAAGGAGATGGAGAAGATCGTCAAGGCCCTGGTCGCGGCGATCAAGAAACAGCTCAAGATCAAATCCCCTTCACAGGTGTTCGCCGAGATCGGCGAGTTCACCATGCAGGGCCTCGTCGTCGGCATGGACTCCATGGCCGCGTCCGTCGTCAGCTCGGCCGAAGCCATCGCCAAGCAGGCGGCAGCCGCGGCCCACACCGCCGGCGGCGGCATGGCAGGGCCGTTCCCGCAGACGCAGTTCGGCGAGCAGGTCGGCAGCTCGGCCGAGGGCACGTGGCTACCCGCCACCGCCAGAGGCGGCTCGGCCGGCGCGGGCAGCTCGACCGGCACGATCGTCCAAGTCGACATGACCGGGGCGACCATCCGCGAGGAGGCGGACGTACCCAAGCTGGCCGCCGAATTCGGCTTCAAAATCGCCGCGCACGGCTGAACCGCAGGAGGACCCCCATGTCGCAGATCCAGCCGTCCGGCATCGCCGAGCTCGCCCAGCTGCGCCGGATGCTGGCCGCGCGGCACGACCGCCGCGCTGGCGCCCCATCAACGCGGAACGTGGTCACCGGCTACCGCGACCACCGGGGCCGCCCGGTCAAGGTGACCGTCGACCAGCTGGGCAACATCGTGCACGAGCGGTGGACCGGCCAGGACGCATTCGTATTCCTCCCCCTCATCCGGGTGAGGCGGCACATTGAGGAGGTGCGGTGAACGGAGTCATGCAGCCGGGGCCGCGGAAAACGGCCCGCCAGCTCCGCGACGAACTCGCCGTGGTCGAGGCGTGCGAGCCCATCCAGCAGGCCCACCAGGAGGCCAAGACGGCGTACGCGGAGGCGTTGAAGTCCGGCGACCCGCAGGCCATCACCGCCGCGAAGGCCACCAAGGAGCAGACCGCAGTGCGGCTGAACGAGACCCGGCAGTGGCTGCGCGCGGAGGCAGCCGTCGCCCATCTCACACACCAGCTGGCCACCCCGGGCCGGCGGCCGGCTGAACAGCAGGCCTCGATGGAGGCCCAGCTCGCCCACCTGGAGCAGCTCGTCGTGCCCATCCGCGAGGCCCTCGCCGCGTTCCCGGCACGGGTGCCGGACGTGGTCGTCGAGGAGCCGGGATCCGCGCGGGTGACCCTGCCGACGGTGCAGGCCCGCAAGAAGGGCGGTCAGTAGACATGGCGTCTGGTCTGTACATCTCCACCTTGCAGGACACCCTCGACGTCACCCAGAGCGGTTTCAACTGGGAGCTGGAGACCCACCGGTGGGCCCTCTACAACTCCTCCAAGACCCCGAACTACAACGACGACATCACCTACTCCACGGTGAACGAGATCGCGGGCACCGGGTACGTGGCCGGCGGGGAGCTCGTCACGGGCACCACGTTCTCCAAGTCGGGTGGGACGCTGACGTACGACTCCGACCCGGTCCAGTGGACGTCCAGCACGCTGACCGGGGTGCGGCACGTCGACCAGTACGCCGCCGCGATCGCCGGTGACCCGCTGATGATCGGCTTCGATCTCGGCACCTCGTACAACACGTCGGACGGGACGCTGCTCCTGACCCCCAACGTCAGCGGCCTGCTGGCGTTCGACGGCACCCCATAGCCAGACCCGCGTTGGCGGTGTCCGCCTGTACCTGACGAGAGAAGGGGGGCGGGCATGGCCATCGCCATCCACGGGTCCTCGCCGGCGCTGATATCCCAGGCCGACGCCAGCGTCACCACGGCGGCGTTCTCGCCGCCGGCCGACAGCGTGCTGGTGGCCATGGTGCTGGCGTACTCCGGGAGCGCTCAGCCCGCTGTGTCGGGCGGCGGGCTGACCTGGACCCGGCGTGTCCGGCAGAACAGCACCGGTAGCGCCACCTACGCCGAGATTTGGACGGCGCCCTGCCCGGCTGGGGCCACGAACATCACGGTCACCGCGACAGGCAACGACGTCAACTTCCCCAGCACGGCGCTCAAAGTCGACGTGGTCACCGGGGCGTCCCTCGCGGCGCCGGCCGGGAACAGCGGGACGGGCACGAGCACGACGAACGTGATCAACCCGACTGGGTACACCAGCTCACAGGCGGGCAGCCGGGGCTTCATCGCCGCCACCTCCGGTGACGGGGCGGCGCCCAGCTCGACCGATGACGAGGTCGCGTTCGTCGACTCGAACGGGCACGCGGGATTGATGGCGCGCAAGGCCGCCAACACCGCATCGGCGGGGACCGCGGTCACCTTCAACCTGGACGCGTCCGGGACTGGTTCCGCCGACTGGCGGTGGGCCGCGCTGGAGATCCGGCCCGGCTCCGTCGACGCCTCCGCCGACATGCCGTCCGTCTCGGTCCCGGCCACGCCCACCCCGCCCAGCGTCCGCATTGACGCCGACGTCACCACCGCCACGGTGGCCGTGGCCGCGTCGCCGCTGCCGCTGGGAGCTTCCGCGGGCGCGGGCGCGGGCGCGGGCCTGCCGTCGATCGCCGTCCCTGCCGCCGTACAGACACTCTCTGTCACCACGGAGAACGCCGAGATCGTCAACGTCGGCCCCCTCGTCGTCCCGGCCACGCCACTGCAGTTGGACGCCTCGGCCGGCGCGAGCGTCAACCTGCCGGCGGCGGCCGTGCCCGTCACGGTGCCGCAGCTGGACGTCCGATCGGACGCCACCGTGATGCTGCCCTTCGTCTCCGTCGGGGTACAGGTCCCGCTCCCCCGGGTCACGGTGCCGGTTCTGCCCGGCGACGCGATGGACGGCGCCGCAGGCCAGATCGAATTCAACGGCACGGTGCTCGGCCGGACCACTCCCTACCGGTGGATCAACCTGGCCGGATGGCGGGACAAACCGTCGATCGACTCCGGGAACGTCCCCCGCGCGTCACGGCATGGATCCTGGCGCGGCCGGCCGCTCCTGCAGGAACGGATCGTCTTGTGGACTGCGCAGCTGCGCACGTCCCGCGACGAGGTCGAGGCCGCGGTCAACGCGTTGGAGCAGGCGCTGCCGGTCGAGGAAGACGAGACAGAGCGGCCCCTAGTCATCAACGACTTGGGAACCCCCTATCTGATCTACGGCCGGATCGACAAGCACACACTCGACCAGAGCAAACGGCTCCGCCTCGGCCTGGCGCCGCTCGTCCTGCAGTGGGTGTGCTCCGATCCCCGGCGGTACAACATCAACAGCACGGGCGTGACGATCCCGGTCGGCGACGAAGCCGAGATCAGCAACGCCGGCAACACCGCCACTCACCCGATCTTGCGCGTCCACGGGCCGGCCACCACTCCGGTGGTGGTCAACGAGACCATGTCCCGGCAGGTCGGCTTCGCAGTCACCCTGCTCGCTGGGGAGCAGCTGGTCATCGACTGCGACCGGGGCACCGCGACCGTCGACGGCGAGGACGTGATGAGCACCCTCACCGGCGCATCGGTGCATCCCAGCGACTTCGTGCTCGGCCGCGGCACCAACCTCGTCAGCCACTCCACGACAGCAGGCGGGGCCGAGGTCGACGTGCTCTACCGGGACGCCTGGGCCTGATCAACGACCAGATCTTGGGGGTGGTGCCGCGTGCCCGCTACCGTCGTCTCCACCAGCTCCGGATCGGGGTTCGGCACGATCACCGCTCCCCGCCCGGCCGACGTCGCCGCAGGGGACGTGCTGTTCGCTGTCCACTCCACCACCGCCGACTACGCCGGCGTGTCAGCTCCATCGGGATGGACGCTCACGGCGAGCATCCCCGACGCCTTCTTCGGGCTGTTGTGGACCCGCGTCTGGCGGCGCACTGTCGCCGCCTCCGAACCCGCCTCGTACGCCTTCCCGCAGCCTTCCGGCGCGGCCGGCACCGTGATGGTGACCGCAGTCGCCGACGCCGACCTGTCCAAGCAGATCCGTATCGCGATTCTGCAGAACGCCGAAGAGACCTCAGTCGTCACCACCCCGTCGGTGACGCCTGCCGCGGCCGAGCACCTGGAGATCCGGTTCGCCGTCTCCCGCACGAGCAGCGCGACCGTCACCCTGTCCGCACCGTCCGGCTACGCGATGCGCGGCCAGGTCAAGCTCGCCTCCCGGGCCACCTCGGCGGTCGCTTCCCGGCTCATCAACAGCAGCAGCGCCTCGGGCAGCAAGACGTTCGCCATCTCGGGCGACAACTCGGGCGTCAGCCACGGCGTCACCATCAGCATCGCCTCGGGCAGCTCGGAGCCGGAGGTGCCGCCGACACCGCCGTTCACCCCCGGCCAGGGATCCGGCAAGTACCAGTACGTTTTCCGCAGGCTGCTCGACCGCGCCTACCTCGGCCACCTCGACTTGTCCGGCGTCAGCTTCGAGAAGCGGGTGTCGTCGGCGGGCACGTTCGGCGGGCAGGTGCCGATCACCAACACCGACATCGGCGACCAGATCGACGCCATCATCCCCCGGGACCGTGCCACGCTGAACCGCGGCCCCGGCGTCATCTCCGTCGAGGTGCTGCGCGAGGGCCAATACTGGGGCGAGTACTGGATCACCGGCTACACCCTGCGCAAAGACCGCCGCAAAGGCCCTGTCCTGTCGCTGCGCGGATCGACGGTGGACGCCTACTTCCAGCACGTCCTCCTACGCGAGACCCTCACCTTCACCAACCAGGACCAGATCGACATCGCCCGATCCCTCCTGGAGTCCATGCAAGCCCAGGACCACGCCGACCTCAACCTCGTGCTCCAGCCGGGCACATCCGGGCAGCTGCGAGACCGCACCTACAAGCCCGCCGACGGTGCCACCTACGGGCAGCGATTGACCGAGCTGGGCGAAGTCATCAACGGCTTCGAGTCGACGGTCAACACCGTCGCGGGACCATCCGGCCTGGAGCGGCAATGGGCGTGGGGCGCCCCCACACTCGGCGACGAGAATGCAGAGCACGTGTTCGGGTCCGGCTACCACGGCGGTGACGTCCTCGACTGGGGGTACGAAGTCGACGGGCTGAAGGGCGGCACCTTCTGGCAAGCCCGCGGTGACACCCCACAGTCCGACGCCTCCACCGAGGCCGTGCCGCTGCTGTCGGCCGTCTACGAGGCCACCGCGCACACAGCAGCCGGATGGCCGAGAATCGACCGGCTCGTGGACCGGCCTGGCGTCGTCGTACAGCAGACGCTGGAGGACTACGCCGCCGGCTGGGCGGAGCGCAAGTCCGGCGCGGTCACCGTGTTCTCCGTGACCGTGGCGATCGGTGAACAGCCGAGCTTCACACCGAACAACCTCGGCGACACCGCCCGGTTCGTCATGTCGGACGAGTGGCACAAGCGCACCGGCATGGGCGCCGGCGTCAACGCCCGGCACCGAATCATCGGCTGCCGCGTCGTCCCCATCGGCCGGGACCACGGCAAGGACGAGATGGAACTCATCGTCGAATCAGCGGAGGTGACCTGATGGACCGCGACCAGCGCCCAGCGAACGTGTTCCAGGACATCCGCGACCTGCAACGCGACGTGAAGGATGCCCAGGGCGCCGCACCCCGCCGCCCTGCGCTGATCGAAGCCAGCGCCGGGTGGGTGATGCGGCACCGCTCCACACCACCCACGCCGCCCGCCGGCGACATCCACATCTACGCCCAGAACGGCCGCCTGTGGGTGAACAGCTCCCTCGGACAGCAGATGCTGCAGCCGCAGCTGCCGTTCCCGAAAGCTGACCTGGTGGAGGTTGGCGTCGTCAGCATCCCCAACGCGCCCGCCACCTACGACCAAGCCCACAGCGCCACGCTGCGAAGCATGATCTTCGTCCTCAACAACGCGCTCACCGCGCTGATCGCCACCATGCGGGCCAACGGCCTGATGAACAACTTCTGAATCGTGGCCCGCCCGCGTCGAGGCCTGGGTGTGCGCCTCGAAAGGGAGGCGCGGGCGGGCCACCCCTTCACCTATCCACCACGGCGCCCCCGCCGTCCAACCACGAACGGAGGGCGCGCGTTGACTGAGCAGGAGTCCGTCACCCTGGCCGTCGCCAAGCTCTCAGAGATCACGGCTGTCGGGATCGCCGAGATCAAGGGCAGCCTGGCCCTGCTCGTGCAGCGTGCTGACCACGCCGACCGCCGCGTGGACGAGCTGTCCGCCCGGCAGGAGCGTGAGCACCAGGAGCTCGCCGACTTCGTGGCCGCCCAGGAGGTCCGGCTCCGAGCGTTGGAGAACGACCGCGCCGGCCGGGCCGAGGTTCAGTCCGCTTCTGGCCGCCGGGCCGTGTGGATCTCCATCGTGATCGCGGCGATCGGCCTGGCCATCACGATCGTCGTCACCCTGCTCAACGCCCGATGAGGAGACCCGCCATGACCCCAGAGCCTGTCCAGCCACCGCCGCTCAACCGCGCCGAGGCCACCCCCGGCGACGGCGACCAGGACGTCTCACAGGACCCCGACACGGTGTACGAGAGCGAGGTGGCCGATGACGAGCAGGCGTGACCGGTTCCTGGCCATCGCCCGTCGCGAGCTCGGCACCCGCGAGCGCGCCGACGGCACATCGAAGTACGGCTCGTGGTACGCCCGTACGAAGCCCGCGCCCGGGTTCGCGGCCGGCGCGTGGTGCCAGATGTTCACCGCCTGGTGCGCCCACGCCGCGGGCATCCCCGAGGCCGCGTTCCCGCGCATGGCCTACACGCCGTACGCCGTGCGCTGGTTCAAGGACAACGGCCGGTGGGGCACCAGACCCAAGGTCGGTGCGCTGGTCTACTTCAACTTCCCCGGCGGCGGCGACGCGGTGGACCACGTCGAGATCGTCGAGGCGATCCGCGCCGACGGGTCCATCGTCACCATCGGCGGCAACGTGTCCAACCAGGTCAAGCGGCTGGTGCGCCGCTCCAACATCGCCGGATACGGCTACCCCGACTACTCCGAGCCCGCACCGCCCAAGCCGTCGAAGCCGAAGCCCGACCCGGATCCCATGGAGGCGATCGTGCGCAAGCTCCCGCATCTGAAGCTCGGCGACGGCAAGAGGGACGACGACCACCTGAAGTGGGACGTCAAGACCCTCCACAAGCTGCTGGAGGCGCGCGACTGCGCGAACCTCGACGGCGTCGACGACACCGAGTACACCCAGGCGCACGCTGACGGCGTGCGAGCCATCCAGCAGGACGCGGGCCTGCCGCAGACGGGCCGCCCGGATCTGACGACGTGGGCCGCGCTCCTGCGCGTCCTGTAGCCGCCCCTTCCTCAAGTCGTCCCGGCCACCGTGATGTGTGAGCCGGGCTGAACGTGTGTCCATGTCCCCGAGCACAGGAGCTCCCGTGCTGAAGAAGATCGCCCCCCTCGCCGCGCTCGGCGTCGTCCTGCTGGGCGGCGCGGGCGTCGCCGCCGCCTCCGTGGCCGCAAAGGAGCCCGCCAAGGCCTACGGCGTGTGCGTCTCGACGACCGGCGCGGTGCGCGTCCTGGAGGCCAAGAACCTGCCCAAGTCGCGCCACGGCAAGTGCAAGAGCGGCGAGCGGCGCGTCCTCCTCCCCGGCGTCGACGGCGTCCCCAAGCCGTTCACGATGCCGGCCAAGATGCAGTTCACCTTCGACGGCGTCACCGCGGTGTGCACCCGCGGCAAGGACACGGCCGCCGGCGTCCCGGCGTACGCCTGCGCCCGGCCGACGGCCAGCCCGTCGCCCACCCCCACCTCCTGACGCCCCAGCGTCACCCCGCCCCGGAGCCGCCCGGCTCGGGGCTTCCGCATCCCCCGAAGGAGGAGACGATGCACGCAGAGCCCGTCAGCTACAGCAGGCCCAAGGTCGAGTCCAAGGTCAAGGCCAGCACCGCAGGCGCCTACCTCGGCCTGCTCGCGATCCTGGCCCCGCTGCAGGCCGTCCAGAGCGACCTGGACCTGATCGCGTTCCTGCCCGACTGGCTGGAGACCCTCGCCATCCCGCTCCTGCCGGGCCTGGTCACCTACGTGTCCGGCTACGTGGCCAAGCACGAGCCACGGCCGGACCTGCCCGCCTCCCAGCGGTAGCCCTTATAGGCGAGCAGCCCCCGTCCCCTCCACATCGGAGGAGGCGGGGGCTCCTTTGTCGTGCCCTTGAGCGCTACAGGCCGATGCCCTTCGACACGGCATTGCCAGCCACGCCAAGGACGATGCTCCAGCCGGTGGTACCAGCCCAGCTGGCCATTTGCTTGAGACGCCCCCGCTTCTCCTCATCGGGCTCCGCCTCGGCAGCGGCCTCCAGCCCGTCAATGAACTGCTTGGCCAGGCTCTCCGGCGTGGGCCAGGTACCGACTGTCCGTCGGGCATGACCAGTGATGCTGTGCACCAGCCCGATCTCCCGACGGGCCATGGTCGAGGTATCGGTGTAGCGAAAGAAGGGGGGATTCTCGTGGCTTAACGCCGTCAGGGCCTTCTGAACCACCTCGTACTCGAAGCCCGTGTGCTCGGCGATCTGGCTCCACTCCGCACGGCCCTGGTTGTCGTCGGCAAGCTCGACGATCGCCTTGAGGACGGGCAGGTCCCGGGTCTCCCAAGTCATGAGCGTCTCCTTCCGTTCGTTGCTGTGACGCTTCGCTACTAGCGTGACAGGGAGGACGTTTCGGTTGTTAGCGTGCCGCCATCAGCCGCGCGTAGCCTGGGATACTGGCGTCCGGCCGTGGGGAAGCGGCCGGGCGCCCTCTCAGCGGCTGATCGACCAGGTGCCGTCCGCCGTGATCGCGGCGTAGCGGGTGCCGGCGGGGAGAGCGACGCGCCCCCGGTAGTCGCCGATCTTGTTGACGAGCAGATCCCGGGCGCGGCCGCGGCTGTCCAGGGCCCAGATGATGAAGTTGGAGTCGCCGCTGTGGCGGATCGTCAGCCGGCGCACGCCCTTGCTCGGCGAGGTGAGCCGCAGCACGTCCGCGCCGGTGCCCTTGGCCTTGATCGCCCAGTAGCGGGCCTTCGTGATCGGGAGGATCTGGAGAGTCCAGGAGCCGTCGGCCTTGACGCTCAACGCGCGAATCTTGCTGGTGCTGTCGGTGTTGAACGCGGCCGTGCCCTTGTAGTCGCCAATCGCGTTGGCGACCAGGTCCGTTTCCTTGCCGCCCGACGTGAGCGCCCACACGATGAAGTTGGACTCGCCCTGGTGCGTCGCCTTGACGATACTCGGCGTCGACGTGGCGGGGATGCGGATCACGTCGTCGCCCTCACCGCGGTACATGGTCGCAGCCGTCGGGGTGGCGTGGGCGGTCGTGGCTGGCGTCGAGACGAGGAAGACCCCGGCGAGCGCGGCCAGACCGACGAGGGCGCGTAAGCGAAGCATGTGTGACTCCTGAGGAGAGTGAAGTGGACGAGGTAGGACGCGCGGGGCGGTGGAACGGTGTACAGCCGTACCCGTTCGGTCTAACGCCGGACCACCCCCTTGCCGTCGCAGCGCCTGCAGACGCCGTACGCCTGGCCGTTCCAGGCCGACAGCTTCTTGCCGGGCGAGCGCCGACAGCGCGGGCACGGTTTCATCGGATGCCGGCGACGATCCCATACCAGGTAGAGGACGAAGACCAGGACGAGTGCCACAACGAGTTCCATGGTGCTCCCCCTTCAGGAGCCGATTTCGAGGGGTGGCCGGGGAAGGTCTACCGGCCCTACCGTGCAGGTCAGGGCGGGTAGAGGCGGGGTAGACCTTCCTCGGCGGGTAGAGCCGGGATAGACCCGGCTCAGACGGCAGCGAAGAGCGCTTCGAGGTCGGCTCGGCGGTAGCCGTTCCGGTTGATGCCGTCGATCACGACCTGGCCCGGGCCGATGCCGTACGGCTTGAGCACCTGCGCGATCCGGGCCGCCGACCAGCCGGGGCCGAGCGCCTCGACCAGGTCACCGGTGTGCATCCGGTCGGCCTCCCCCATCGCGGCCAGGATCTCCTCGGCTGGGTCGGCCGCGACCTCCTGTTCGGCAGGCGGCAGCGTTCCGGCCGCGCGCCGCAGCTCGTACGCGACCGCGGCCACGTCGACCAAGTCAGTACCTTCGTCATCGAGGAAGTAGCTCCGCAGCCGGGACGGGTCCGCGCCGTCCGCATCGAGGATGCCGACGCCACGGTGGCTCCTCGGGATGTCGCTCGCGTCGTACCCGGCGCCGACCGCGCCCGGGCCCAACACCGCGTTCGAGGCGGTGCTGTCAGCGCACCGCATTGCCCACCGCAGTGAGCAGACGCCCTTCAGCTTCGGCGGGATGCCCTCCTTCGTGGTCCGCTGCGTCGCCAGGACGAGCAGGACCCCGGCGGCCGGGCCGCGCGAAGCGATGTCGACCATCGCCTCCACGATCTCCTCGCCCCACGGGGAGGACACGTAGTAGCGGGTCTCGTCGACCACCGTGAGCTCCACGTCGATGCCGAGCTGGCGGCACAGGTCTGGGGTGAGCCGGGTGGGGCCACCGACCTCGTCGAGCATGTCGAAGACGCGCTCCATCTGCGCCTGCATCTTCTTCAGGTGCGCTAGGAGCCCCTGGGCGTTGCGCTTCTCCGCGGTGTGCGCGATCCGCCGCCACGGCCGATGGTCGCCGGCGCCCTTCCCGTCCCACAGGTGCATGCGGACGGTGGGCGCCAGCGCGGCCGCCGCCAGGATGCCGTTCACGGCCGCCGACTTCCCGGCCCGCGGCTCACCGGCGACGATCAGGGAGGCATCGACGAGACGCAGCCACTCCACACCGCCACGGCCGTTGACGCCGGCCGGGATGCCCTGCCAGAAGTCCCACGGCTCAGTCCGGCCGATGAACGGCGACGGGTAGACCCTGAGGAAGGGGTCGGCCTTGGCCACGAACACGGCAAGTTGCCCGGCATGCTCGTCGAGCGGCTGGAAGAACACCTGCGGCTCCCCCGTGCCCAGCGCGCTCGCGAAGGCGCCCTCCTTGCCGAGGCAGGCTCGGGCGCGGTCACCGGGCGCCAGCTGCAGGACGGTCGACCAGCCGCCGTCCTCGGCCAGCACCGGGGAAGCGAGCCGCATGCCTTCGGCGCGGCCGAGCTTGGCGGCGATGGCGGCACGGACGACCAGGTCCTCCCCTGGCGTGCCGCCCTTCCCCTTCCCCGGGAAGGCGAACGGGCGCGGGCGGGCCTTCACGCGCTTGACCGCCTCGGCTGCCGTGCCGACCGACACCACGGCGCCGGCCGCAAGGACCGCCGCCGACCCGCCCACCATGTACGCGCCGAGGCTGGACGACAGCACGTACCCGCCGCCGACCATCCAGGCGGTACGACGCCGCCGGGTCCGCACGCTCTCCAGGAACTTCAGGTCGTCGGTGCCTGCGTAGTCGTCGGCCTTGATCCACCGCCAGTAGGTGCGGGCGAGCAGCACGGTCCCGTCGACGGGTACGGAGACGATCCGTACGGTGCGCCGCCCGTACCGGCCCTGCCGCAGCACGCGGAAGACGCGCCGGGTACGGCCGAAGCCGGGCGGGGTGGGCGTGGCCTGGGGCCGCTCGAACGTGTCGGTGGTCATCAGACGGGCACCGCCTCAGCCTGCTGTGCCTGCTGGCGGCGATCGACGAGTGCGGTCAGGTACGCCCGTACCTGAGTCGCCTTGTCCTGGCCGATCCGCATCTCCTTCTTCAGCTGCCGGATCGACGGCACCTCACCGGCGGCGAGCATCACGGCGTAGTGCTGAGCTGCGGAAGTACATGCCGGATCGGGCTCAGGTACGCCCTCGGGTACGCGTACCTCGGTCGAGCCGGGCAGGTCTGGCCGGGGGCCGCCGACGCGGTGGGTCCAGGCGATCAGCTCGTCCACCGCCCGGGCCGCGTCGGGGTCCGGGACGGGCTCCTGCTGAGGCTCGGGTACGTCGCCGGGTATGGGGGGCGTCGGGTCGGGTACGGGCGAGTGCAGATCCCGGGCGATCATGTGTGAGAGGCCGGCTCCCATCCCGAGCACGAGCACGGGGAGGCAGGACACCGCGGTGGTCACCTGCCATGGGGCGGTGTGGATGCCGTGCACCTCCAGGAGGTGGTAGGCGACCTGGCCGAGCATGCCGAGGATGAGGGAGCCGATCGCGCTCCACTTGGCGAACCGGCGGGTGCTGTCCGAGATGCGCGGCGACCGGTTGAGCCACGCGCCGAGCGCGTAGGCGGCGTAGGTCTCGACGCCGATCGGCAAGGTGACGGCGGTGTTGATGTCGAAGTCGTCGAGGATGCCGGGAAGCGGCTTGACGACGCCGAAGCCGGTCTTCTCGCCGAGCCCGACCCATCCGGCCCAGGTGGCGACGCCGGCGGGGAGGGCGAGGAGGATTAGCGGCCAGCGCGCGGGCGGCCGGCTCGTCTTCGGCGGATCGTGCGGAGCGTCTGGCGCGCTCTCGGGCCCGGCCTTATCGTGCGTCATGTGCGAGGACTCCTAGTTGAGTTAGGTGTCTGAGCTGGAAGAACCCGTCCCCGGCGGCAACCGGGGGCGGGACTTCTTCGTCTTCGGGGGTGGATGGGTTCCGCCCGCCCCGAAGAGAACGGGCGGAACCCGCCCGGCTCCCGCGGCCGCAGCAGCGCGGGAGCCGGGCCGTCTACGGGCGCCAGTCGCCGTCGAGACCGTGCTCGAATCGCATGCGGATGTACAGTCCCAGGGCCTTAATGAGGAAGTGCAACTTCAGGTAATCCACCGGGACATCTGCCTTCTCGGCCGCTTCAAGAGCCTCGCCAGTGAGCTCGAACTTGGAGGATTTGCCGTTGAGCAGCGCCAACAGGGCCTTCAGCACGGTCTCCTCGTACACATCTCGAGGCCTGAACCCTGCCGGAGTGTGCTGCACGCCAGCCTCAAGGATGTAGCAGCGGCCGTCAGCCTTGCGGTGCAGCGTGTAGGCAGAGGTGACGGGCGGTGTACGGCTCACGGGTGCCTGAAGCGCCGGGTGTGGAGGATCCGGGCCTGGCGGGACAGCGCGGTCGCGAGCTCGTCGACGGAGGGCCGGGCGATCGACTGGTGCACCCCGGCGGCCTTGAGCTCGCTGTTGGGCGGCCTCCACTGGATGGCCCACCAGCAGCGTTGTCCGTGCCGGTCGGTGCGGCAGGAAATCCGCCACGCCGGGTACATCTGGGCGAGCAGGGCCATGAGCTTGAGGTCGCGGGCGTCCATCAGTGCCGCCCTGTCCACAGCTCGGCGTACATCATCCGGCCGCGGCGAGTGGGGCGCTCGCCGTACGCGTCGGCCAGCCGGGACACCTCCAGAACGGCGGTCGCGGATCCGGTGGTGTCGGCCTGGTCGTTCGGGTAGTGCAGCTCGAAGCGGACCCGGCCGCGCTCAGCCTCGGTGATCAGGTTCAGGTTGCTGGCCGGGGACGACCTCGCGAGCCCGGCGCTGAACAGGTGCTCGACCAGCGTGAACGCGTCGCTCGCGCGACCAGGGAGATGCTGGTTGGCCACGGTGTAAGCGAGCCGCGCAGCAGCGTCGGCGCTGCCTTCGAGTGCGGGATAGTCCTGAGTCCAGGTTGTCACGGTCACCACCAGGCTTGAGGGATCTGGATATCCGGCTCAACATTTGGATGTCCAGCTTGCAAGCCGGATGTCCGGCACGTCAAGCTGTCTGTTGTGGATCAGCCGTCATACGTCCGGATCGCTACCGATCTGAGACGTCGAATCACCGTTGGAGAGCTCCAGCCCGGAGCCCGTCTCCCCGCACGCCACGAACTGGCCGCCGAGTATCAGGCGGCCGAGGGCGTCGTCCGCGAGGCGACGCAACTCCTCCTGCGCGAGGGGTTGCTCGTCAGCCGCCCGGGCGCCGGCACGTTCGTCCGGCAGCGCCCCCAACGCCGGTCACTCGTGCGCTCATGGTTCCGCGAGCGCCAGGCGGGCTCGCCCTTCCGTCAGCAGATGGCCGAGCAGGGCCGCCGCGGCTCGTGGGAGTACAGCTCGGACACGATGCAGGCGCCGGCGGAGGTGCGTGAGCGGCTGGGCCTGGGCGAGCCGGACGGCGACCGGCACGACGTCATGCGCACCGTGTACACGTTCTCGTCCGACGACGAGGGCCCGTGGATGCTCTCAACGAGCTGGGAGCCGTTGAGCATCACGAAGGGCACGCCGATCGCCTTCCCCGAGGCCGGCCCGCACGCTGGGCAGGGAGTGACGCACCGCTTCGCCGCGATCGGCGTGCAGGTGGATGCCTGGGATGAGGAGGTCTGGGCCCGCGCTGCCACGGTCGACGAGGCGAAGCAGCTCGGCGTCGGCGCGGGCAGCATCGTGATGGTCGTCGAGCGCGCCTACTTCGCCGGCGAGCAGGTGGTCGAGGTCGCGGACATCATCGTCCCGGCCGAGAGCACAAAGCTCGTCTACAACGGGCCGGTCGGCGAGAGGTGAGACGTTTCCCGTGCGCCTGGTCGCCGGGCGAGGGCTAGTCGCAGCGGCGACCAGGCTGCTCGGGGGGAGCGACGCCTCCTGTCACTCGTTGAGTACGGTAATTCACATTCCGCTGCACGTCTAGATCCAGATTGGGTATACGGCGGTCTATAGGTACTCATGAGGGCGCGTGCGCACGCTTGCGCACGGGAGGGCGCGCACGTCCTCCTACGCTACAGACCATGATCAATTGGCGGGCCGATCTGCCGAAGTGGCAGCAGATCGTGAGGGTCATCAAGCGACGCATCGAGTCCGGCGAATACCCCCCGGGCCGCCTCATCACGGAACGAGCGATCATCGAGGAGTTCGAGGTCGCGAAGGTGACGTCACGGAAAGCCATGGCGGGCCTTCGGGATCTGGGGCTGGTCTATACGCGGCCGAATCTTGGGAGCTTCGTCGGCCCCGAACCGGCGGACGAAGACTGAGTACGGTAACGCCCCGTCATCGCCTTGCAAGATGACGGGGCGTCCGTTTGCCCTGATGGAGTTCCATGATCGTGCGTCGCTGGTGCGTCATGATCTTGAGATATCCGGAGACACCCCGAGACCTCTAGAGACGCATTCGGTTGTCTCGCCGCAGGTCAGCGGCATGATCTAGTCCTTGACCAGCAGGGCCACGCACTCCACGTGGTGGGTCATCGGGAAGGCGTCGAAGGCCCGCAGGCCGTCGAGCCGGTAGCCGTGCTCGGCCAGCCACGCCAGGTCGCGGGCCAGCGTCGCCGGGTCGCACGAGACGTACACGACGCGCGGCGCCCGCAGCCCGGCGATCCGGTCGACCACCTCGCGGCCCAGCCCCGACCGGGGCGGGTCCACGACGACCAGGTCGGCCCGTTCGATCGCGAACCGGTCGAGCCCCTCCTCCACCCGCCCGCGCTCCACGCGCGCCTGCGGCAGGTCGCGCAGGTTGGCGCGGGCGTCGCGGACGGCGGCGGCGTCGGACTCCAGGCCGAAGACCGCGCCCTCCGGGCCGACCGCCTCGGCGAGTCCGGCGGCGAACAGGCCCACGCCGCAGTAGAGGTCGAGCGCCCACTCCCCCGGCTGCGGCGCCGCGTAGGACAGGACGGCGTCGAGGAGGGTGTCGGCGGCTCCCGGGTGCACCTGCCAGAAGCCGCTGCCCGACACCCGGAACTCCCGCTCGCCGGCCCGCTCGCGCAGCACCCCGGAGCCGTGCCGCGCCACCGTGCGGCCTTTGCCCTGGTCGAGCAGGATCGACGCGGGCGCGTCGAGGTCGGGCACGGCGACGCTGCGGTGCGAGCGGGGCCTGACGACCACGGCACGGTCGCCGCCGGTGGCGGCGATCACCTCGACGCCGGCGGCGCCCCGCCACGCGTGCCGCTCCGCGCCGACGGCCTCCACCTCGGAGTGGGCGATGAGACAGGCGTCGACCACCTGGATGTCGTGCGAGCGGTGCTTGCGGAAGCCCAGCTCGCCGCCGGGGCGGGCGGCGAACTGCACCCGGGTGCGCCAGCCCAGCCCGCCGGGCGCGCCCGGCACCTCCTCGACCAGCACCTTGGTGTCGATGCCGGCCAGCCGCCGCAGCTGCTCGGCCACCACGTCGGCCTTCAGCCCCCGTTGCGCCTCCAGGCTCGCGTGCTGCCAGTCGCAGCCGCCGCAACGGCCGGGGCCCGCGTAGGGGCACGGCGGTGCGACCCGGTCGGGCGACGGGTCGAGGATCTCGACCGCGTCGGCGCGCAGGAACCGGGCCGTCTCCTCGGTGACCTCGGCGACGACCCGCTCGCCCGGCAGCGCGTGCCGGACGAAC